AAGAAGCGTTTAGCAGATTTAAAGAAGAATAATCCAGAAGCTTATGCTCGTGAAATGGCAAAAGAAAAATCACGCAGTCGTATTCCACCTGTAAGCACATTCGAAGAGCAAGATGTGGCGGAGGCTGGCTTAGGTATGTGGGGCGGTGGTGATGATAACAAGAAGTCTAAAGCAGTATCAGACTACGAAATTGAGCATAATAAACAGAAACAGGCCGCTGAACGAGCTCGAGCCGAAGAGCGTGATCGTGCCTGGTGGAAGGCACAAGATGATGCTTCTAAAGCAGGCAAAGACTCGTTTGAGTTTGATGGTAAGTCTCATCCTGTTAAAGAACAAGGTGTCAAAGAAGGCATTTTTGATCGCTTTAAAACACCAAAGCAAGATCCCAAAGCAGAAGCACTAAGAAAAGAACTAATGCTTAAGGATCGTGAAACAGTTCCGGATATGGATGACTACAGTTGGCAAATTGGCTGGCATTATGGCGATGGCAACAAGGATGTTAAAGCCGCATACAGCGATGCATATTATGATAATCCTACTATTCCATCTCCTCCAGAGCCACGTAGTTTTAAACTAGGATTTGATGCTCGTAAGAAGCAAGGTGTAGCGGAAGAAGTTGCTCCAATTGCAGGAACTTGGATTGCAAAATATTGGGATAAACAACCTGAAAATACCCCAGCTGAACAAATATTCCGTTCCGAAGAGGAAGCACGAAAATTCTTAAACAAACTGCCACCCCATTATGTAAAAGCATTGCGACCAGCAAAAGATTTAGACGAGCAAAGTATAAACACCCAATGGCAATACGTAGTGTATGATGCTAAAAGCGGTGCTGTTAAGTCCCAACACAATACCCGTAAAGAAGCAGAAGATAATTGTAATCAAGGATGCAAGGTTGGTAAGAGAATGGCAGGAACATCGTTCGTATCAGAGCAAGGTATAGCAGAAGTTAAACAACGCCTAGACGCTAAGTGTTGGGCAGGTAAGCACAAAGAAGGCACTAAGATCAAAGGTGGTGTTCGTGTAAACAACTGTGTGCCTAATGAATCAGTGGAAGAAGGTTGGCGTCATAAACCAACAGGCGGTGAGTTGAATACGTTGATTATGGATTACGCCGATGCTGTTCGCGATGCTTTTGAATATGGTGATTATGGCCATGATGACGAATCTCAAGAAGCATCTGATAGAGCCAGTGAAATATTAGGAACTATTAGAGCAAAGTTTGGCGATGAAGCTGTTGAACACGCTCGTAAAGCTGGAGACGCTAATACATTCGGTCGCGAAGGCAATACACACGGACACGGCGAACCAGATAGCCTAACTGGCGGATTGCGGCACGGTAAATCACAAGATATTACTAAGGCAGGTAAGATTCCTAAAAATACACAAAATGCTATGAAGAATACAGCAAAGAATTACGGGCGTTCAAGAATCAACGGTCCACAAGGTGTATTGCCAGAATCCAAAAATGACGACTATGCAGGTTCAACTCCATCCAATGGTAAAATTGCTGCAAGAAATGCTTATAAATTAGGAAAAACCTATACTAATCCGTATAGCACCAGGTTCAACAAAGGTGAATATGCACTTTGGGATAAAAGCTACAACAACGAAATGTCACGCTTGAAGAAAAAACCACAAAGTGTGGCAGAATCCTATTGGACTCGTTTACAGAACGAAAAAAATACACGACTAAATAGTTTAGTAAACGAATTATCAGAGAGTGTTAAGAATATAAAATGAACGAAGCATTAATCAAAGCCGCTAAGATAGCATTTGCAAGTGAATTTAGTTTTTATCTAAAGGCACACTTCTTTCATTGGAACGTTGAGGGTATTAACTTTCAAGAACTACACGCATTGTTTGATACCATTAATTCTGAAGTGTATGCGGCCATTGATCCATTTGCTGAAAAGATTCGTAGCTTGGGTGCTTATGCTCCTGGTAGTAATAGTCGCTTTAGTGTACTAAGTCAAATTGATGATGAAACAAGTGTAGTACCTGCAGAGCAGATGGTTGCTGAGTTATTACAAGATTCAGACAACATGGTTAAAGTATTAAAACGTGTATACGATATGGCTGAAGCCGCAGGCGAACATGGTTTCAGTAACTTCCTGGCAGAGCGTATGGATGCACATCGCAAACATAGTTGGCAATTAAGAGCTACTGCAAAATGAAAATCTTTGAAGTAATGCACGAGTCACACGGGAACGATTTTATTAAATCGTTTTTGCCATTTGTACAAAAGCATTTAGATATTAAACAGTTACCTGTAGTTAAAGTAGTAGATCGTATTCCTGGTGCAGATGGCATGACATTTGGTTGCTTTAATCCAGAAGAAAAATGCATCTACTTAGTCACTAAGGGACGTCATCCTAAAGATGCTATGCGTACACTAGCGCATGAACTTGTACATTACAAACAAGATGTTGAAGATCGTTTAAACAACGAAAGTGGCGCGACTGGTAGTGAAGAAGAAAATGAAGCTAACGCTGAAGCTGGTATTATTATGCGTAACTACTCTGAAGAAAATCCAGAGTAATACACAATGGAAATAATAGAACTTTTAGATCAATCATTCTTTGATGATAAATCCGATAGTGTTCTTTATGAACAAGCTACTAATATTCGCCTGGGTTTAATTCATCGGTTAGTAAGCAGAAATTTAACAGTACACAAAAATCTCGAACCACCATACAGTAGTTTACAAGATTTTTTAAAAAAATATCCAGTTGTTAAATCTCCAGAAGTTGGATCTTATTACCTGGTGGGTTCTATTATTGTACTGTCTGAATTTAATCAAATCGATTGGGTTGAAACATTAACTCCTGCGGAATTAATTAATACATATCAGGGACAATGGAATTTTAACATATTCGGTAGAGTAAGACCCTTCCCGCAAAAAGATAAGTACAATGATAAACAGTTACGAAAAACTATGGTGTTTAATAATCAAGAAGAATTGGATAGTTTTTTAACTGTAATACATACAACATTTAATGACTGGAAACTTACTAAAAAAATATTAGGATCCAATCGATGAACGAATACCCAGTATATCCCGAAACTCAAGAAGGCGACGATAGTGATTATAAACGAAATCCTTTCTCACCAGTCTAAAGAAGAACAAAGAGTGGAGTTAGACTCTATACTTGCCGAATGTTGCGAGCAAGTTCTTGCTGGACAAGAACGCGATCCTGAGTACTATGGCATGGTTGGTGCTTGTGTTGTATTCCCAAATGGACGCAAGATATTTGGCGTTAATCACAAGAACGAAGTAGGACTACGTGTACACGCAGAACGTGCGGCCATAGAAGCATGTGGGGATGATATTAGTCCCGAATGTATTATGGTCACTACGCTAAGTCCTTGCAATCAAGAAATGGAAGATCGTGCGGGATTAAACTGCGATCACGTTATTAAAGAAATTTACGGAATAAAAGATATCTATTGTGGATACGTTGATCCAACTCAAGAATCAATGTTAATTGATGTTACAGAGAATCCAAAATTACGCCAACTGTGCAAACAGTTAGCTGACACGTTTTTAAAGAATACACCTTAGGCCCGTTTGCTGTTATTAACGGTGTGTATGCCCGGCTGCTGGGCTACTGACATATGGAAGTCGTGCTCCGGAATGTGTTAGTTAAAGTGAGCAATTAATTCAAACTCTCTTGTAATCTACAATTAAATACTATATAATAAATCAATTACACAGGAGATTCAAATGTCAACACGTATGTTTAGCAACGAACAAAAAGCCAAGCTGACTCAGATCATTAACGAAGGTATGGCAGTATTACAAGAGATTGAAGATCTTAATGCAGGACTGTCCGATACTGTTAAAGCCATCGCAGAAGAAATGGAAATCAAACCAGCTACACTTAAAAAAGCAATTAAGATTGCCCAAAAGTCTAAGTTAGGTGAAACTAATGCAGATCATGACGAATTAAATACAATTCTCGAAACTGTTGGTAAAACACTTTGATAGAATTATTCAACAACACTTGGGTATATATTAAGAAAGATTTTAACGATTACCCGTTACGGTTTTGCGCCGAAGTTTTTGCATGGGCATGTAGTGTTGTTAGTGCTGTTATCTTTGCTAGTACAGTTCCAACAGTTCCAGTTATTCCATTGTACTCCATTTTTATTAGTGGATGTTTTGCTGCGGCATGGACTTGTTGGACCCGCGGTAGTTTTGGTTTACTAGCTAACTATGCTTTTTTAATTACAATTGATTGCATTGGCCTTGCTAGAATGTTGCTGTCGTAGTATAATAAGACTCGCCCGCTTAACGGGTATGTAGAGTAAGTGTAAGCTCAAAGTTACACACAATTGGAGAATAAATGTCTTACGTAGACGCATTGTTTGATCGCGACAAAGATCGCATTCATGTAGTAGAACGTATCGACGGTGAGCGTGTATATAAAGAATATCCCGCTAACTATGTATTCTATTACGATGATCCTAAAGGCAAGTTCCGCACCATCTATGACACCGCCGTGTCACGCTTTAGTACAAAAAACGGTAAAGAGTTCCATAAGGAACAACGTATCAACTCAGGCAAGAAGTTATGGGAAAGTGATATTAATCCTATTTTCCGTTGCTTAGAAGATAATTACCTAGGTGCCACATCACCAAAACTACAAACAGCTTTTTTCGATATTGAGGTGGACTTTGATCCACTAAGAGGCTATTCAAAACCCGAAGACCCATTTAACCCAATCACTAGTATCTCAGTGTACTTAGACTGGATGGATAAAATGGTTACACTTGTTGTTCCACCTAAGAGTTATTCTTGGGAAACTGCACAAGAAATCTGCGATACTTACGATAATTGTTTCTTATTCGAACGTGAAGCTGATATGCTTGACACGTTCCTAGATGTAATTCAAGACGCAGATATCCTATCCGGTTGGAACAGTGAGGGCTTTGATATTCCTTATACTACCATGCGTATTACTAAGGTATTGTCCAAAGATGACACTCGTCGTTTATGCTTGTGGGGTCAACTACCTAAGCAACGTACATTTGAACGCTTTGGTGCAGAACAACTAACATTCGACTTACTAGGTCGAGTGCATTTAGATTATATGCAACTGTATCGTAAGTACACATACGAAGAACGTCATAGTTATAGTTTAGATGCCATCGGCGAGTATGAAGAAGTTGGATCTAAATTAGCCTACGAAGGTACGTTGGATCAACTATATAACAAAGAATTCTCAAAGTTTATTGACTATAATAGACAAGATACCCTACTGTTAGCTAAACTAGATAAGAAATTACGCTTCTTAGACTTAGCTAATGAATTGGCTCACGATAATACTGTATTGCTACAAACCACTATGGGTGCGGTAGCGGTAACAGAACAAGCTATTATTAACGAATCACACAGCCGTGGTTTGGTTGTGCCTAACAGGAGAGCAAGAGATGATCAAGGAAACACGCAAGCGGCAGGTGCCTATGTTGCTTACCCCAAAAAAGGCATGCACGAATACATCGGAGCCATTGATATCAACTCGCTCTACCCATCAGCGATCCGTGCTCTTAACATGGGCCCAGAAACCATTGTAGGACAGTTACGTCCTGTAATGACTGATCACTATATCAAAGAGAAGATGGATGCTGGCGCAAGTTTTGCTGATGCTTGGGAAAACATGTTTGGTAGTTTAGAATATCAGGCGGTAATGAATGGTGATATCGGTACAGAGATTACATTAGATTGGCAAGATGGAAGCAGTGATATAATGAGTGCCGCAGACGTTTGGCGCTTGGTATTTGACAGTAACCAACCATGGACGTTTAGTGCTAATGGTACAATATTTAAACATAACACAAAAGGAATTATTCCCGGACTGTTAGAAAGGTGGTATGCAGAACGTAAAGAAATGCAAGCTAAAAAGAAAGCCGCAACATCTCCGGAAGACACGGCGTTCTGGGACAAAAGACAACTCGTCAAGAAGATTAACCTCAATTCGCTCTATGGGGCAATCCTCAATCCGGGCTGCCGCTTCTTCGATCAACGCATTGGTCAAAGTACGACACTTACGGGCCGTATTATTGCCAAGCACATGGATGCACACGTTAACGAAGCTATTACCGGGGACTACAATCACACAGGGACGTCGGTCATCTACGGGGACACGGACTCGGTCTATTTCTCAGCCTGGCCGCAAATCAAAGAGGATGTAGAAGCAGGACGTATGGAATGGAACAAGGATATCTGTGTACAGTTATATGATACTATTGCAGACTCTGTAAATGAGTCATTCCCGGGATTTATGGAACGTGCTTGCCATTGCCCGAGGGATATGGGTGCTATCATCAAAGGTGGTCGTGAACTTATTGCAAGTAAAGGTCTATTTATTAAGAAAAAGCGTTACGGCATTTTAGTTTACGATATGGAAGGTAATCGTCTGGATACACACGGAAAACCTGGCAAAATGAAAGCAATGGGACTAGATTTGAAGAGGTCTGATACACCTAAGATAGTACAAGAGTTCTTAAGCGAATTGCTCATGGATGTATTAACAGGTGCCGGTAAAGAAGACATTATTGTTAAAGTTAAAGACTTTAAATTAAAGTTTGCAGAACGACCAGCTTGGGAAAAAGGTACACCCAAACGTGTAAACAACTTAACCAAGTATACTGCCGAAGAAGCACGGTTAGGTAAAGCAAACATGCCCGGACACGTTAGAGCCGCTATGAACTGGAATAACTTGAAACGTATGCATGGCGATAACTATTCCACTAGTATCATTGACGGTATGAAAACCATTGTATGTAAGCTAAAGGATAATCCCGTAGGTTACACTAGTGTAGGTTACCCAACCGATGAAAGTCATATTCCACAGTGGTTTAAAGATTTACCATTCGACGATAGTTTAATGGAATCAACTATCGTAGACCAAAAGGTAGAAAATTTACTAGGTGTACTTGAATGGCGTATTGCTGAAAGTACAGATATTAAAACAACCTTTGATGATTTGTTCAGCTTCGAGTAACCTATGAAACTATCTAAATTAGTCGAACTTCGTGAACATCTAAAACTAGTCTACAATACTACAGCAATATCTCTGGGTATAGATCGTATTAGTACAGAATTAAATGGTATTAATTCTACAGTAGAAGATGCCGGATTTAATCTTGAGATTACAGATTTAACTCAAGATTTAGAACGTATGCATTCTGCACTGACTATCAATTATACCAAGTATACTGCATTAATTGATCATATTGATCAAAATATTGCCACAGAAAGCGGCAAATTGTTTACTGAAAATTATAATTTAGAATTAAAATATAATGCCATTGAACAAGTTCGCAATGTTAGAATAATGCCACTGAGCGATGAAGTACAAGCCGATATATTAAACAAAATTCGATTATATACCAATTGGAAATATCCTGCACTTGAGATCGGATGCCGCGACGGCGAGTGGACTCAACATATGGTAGCAGCAGATCCTCTGTACATTGTAGATCAATTTAGAGAGTTTACAGAAAGTGCAACAAAAGACTTTACCGAAGTATATCGTCGTCGGATTCGCGTCTACTTAATACAAGGTTACGATATGAGTACCTTGCCGCAGAATCAATTTGGCTTTGTCTTTTGTTGGAACTTTTTAAATTACTGTAGTCTAGACACAGTAAAAGAATATCTTAAAGAAGTTAAAAACTTACTGCGCCCAGGCGGGGTGTTTATGTTTAGCTATAACGACGGCGATCGCCCAGGCGGCGCCGGAATGGCTGAAAATTTCTTTATGAGTTACATACCAAGATCGATGCTAATACCAATGTGTGAAAGTCTGGGTTATGAAATTGTCAATGACGAATCTAGAGATACAACCGTGTCTTGGTTAGAGATTCGTAAACCGGGTATACTGGAAACGGTTAAAGCACATCAAGTCTTAGGCGAAATAAAACAAGTTAATGTTTGACTTTGTCTAAATACTTATCTATAATTAACACACTAATGGAGAATACAAAATGTTTGACTACTTAAAAGATATCGTACAACACACTTATGCACTTGGCGTAATCGATATGATTAAAATTACTGGTACTGAATCCAATACCACAGTAAATGCGTTTGATCAAGCAACTAAAACAGTTGTACTAAATGCAGAATTTAAAAACCCACTTCCGGACTTTGTTGGCGTATTCGGTATGCCTAACTTAGATCGTTTAAATACAATCCTTAATCTTCCAGTATATAGAGATAACTCTAAGATTAGTGTAACTAAACAAAAAGATGCAGAAGGCAATGATGTACCAAGTGGTGTAAACTTTGAAAATGATTCAGGCGACTTTAAAAATAACTATCGCTTTATGAGTACTGCTGTTATTAACGATCAATTAAAGAATGTTAAGATGAAGCAAGTTAAATGGGGAGTAGAAGTTAGCCCAACAGTACAATCAATTCAGAAACTAAAATTTCAAGCACAAGCACACTCTGATGCCACTACATTCTCTAGTAAGACAGAAAATGGCGAACTAAAGTTCTTCTTTGGTGATCAAGCAAGCCATGCCGGTAGCTTTACGTTTGCAACAACATCCGGCACATTGTCTAAACAGTTAAACTGGCCAGTTAGTGTTGTAAATAGTATTCTAAGTTTGCCAGGAGACAAAACATTTAAGATTAGTGATGAAGGTGTTGCCGAAATTACTGTAGATTCCGGACTTGCTGTTTACCACTACATGTTACCAGCACAAACTAAGTAACAATGGATGGGTTTGTAAACTACTACGAACCTCGCGGTCATGTGTTTGGCGAATGTTGGTCAAAGTCGGACACAGACCTAATGTATGTAAATATTCCTAAGAACGCTACATCGTGGACTAAGCCCAATTTACAAGATTGGGGCTGGGAAAATTACAATTATCACGCAGATAACTTATATCATAAAACTGCAATGGTTGTTTTGCGTGATCCCGTTGAGCGTTGGGCAAGTGGTATGGCCGAGTACTTGTATCTATATCATAGAGATTGGCCAATGGATGCTTTCTCTAAACAGATGTTAGAGTTAATATTTGACAAGATTGCATTTGACGACCACACCGAGAAACAAGTATACTTCTTAGAAGGCCTAGATTTAAATCGTTGTATATTCTTTTGGTTTGATGAGAACTATCGTCAAAACTTTAGCAACTTTTTAACAGAACACGGAATGCCTAATAGATATCACAATTATGAAAAGCAACATGTAAGCGACGATAGTCCTATTAGACGTAACTACAAAGAAATTTTTATCAATACTCTAAACGATTCTAAATACCTTAATAAAGTACAAGACTACTTCAGGCAAGACCTTAAATTAATCGAGCAAACAAAGTTCTATGGAACAAGATAACCTAACCGCAAAACAACTAGACTATGCTGTGTTCTTACCAGCTATCAGTGGTTTCTATGCTACCTTTATTGGTAAGCAACGTAATGAAGAATATGTAGATCCTGCACGTTTTCCGCAGGGGTTAACAGATATGGAACAACTTAACTGGCTTGATAGTCAGAAAGCATTGTTTCCTTATAAGTGGTCGCTTTACTCCGGTGGCCACGCAAACCTCGACCTTAATAAGCAGGATTGGTCAGAGGATATGGTACGCAATCGAGATCCCAACACACTAATCTTAGGCGACTCCGGTGGATTCCAGATTGCTAAAGGGTTATGGGAAGGCGATTGGAAGGCCCATTCAGGATGCCCGAAAGCCCAGAAAAAACGTGAACAAGTTTTGGCTTGGCTTGACGGTATTGCTGATTATGGCATGATCCTTGATATTCCAACTTGGGTCATTCATGATAAGAACGCTAGTGACAAGTGTGGCATTAAAACGCTTACAGAAGCAGTAGAAGCTACTAAGTTCAATAACGATTATTTCATGAAACATCGCAAGGGTGTTGCCAATGGAGGCGCTAAGTTCTTAAATGTTCTACAAGGCGCGAACCATAAGGATGCAGACGAGTGGTACGAGATTATGAAGGATTATTGCGATCCTGTTAAATATCCAGATACTCACTTTAATGGTTGGTCTATGGGCGGTCAGAATATGTGTGATGTACATTTAGTACTTCGCAGACTAGTAGCATTACGATACGATAATTTACTACAAGAAGGCGTACATGACTGGATGCACTTCTTGGGTACAAGCAAGCTAGAATGGGCGGTACTATTAACTGTTATTCAAAGAGCTATTCGAAAACACGTGAATCCTGCGTTTACAATTAGTTTCGACTGTGCCAGCCCATTCCTAGCGACTGCTAATGGACAAGTATATTTTGAAAATGTATTTGAAAACAACAGTAAGTGGTCGTACAGAATGGCGCCAAGTTGCGATGATAAAAAGTTTGCAGCAGATACACGCAAGTGGTCAGATGCTGTAGTAGCAGATGGTATTTACCCACGTTGGCAAGACAGTCCTATTAGCGACATGCTAACAGTAAAAGATATCTGTATCTATAAACCGGGTGTACCTAAAGCAGGTGTTACACTTACAGAAGAAAACTTTAAAGATCCAGAAATGTATGATGTATTGCCAGATGTAAACAAGAATGGTAAATGGGGCAAAACATCTTGGGATTCATTTAGCTATGCATTGTTAATGGGACATAATGTTTACTTACATTTAACTGCGGTACAAGAAGCTAACCGTAGATTTGATGCAGGAGAACATCCTGCCATGATGCGGTGTACTGGCCCAGGCGGCGAATACTTTGAAGATATTGTAGAAGCAATCTTTTCTGCCCCGGATCGTGCAACCGCAGAAGCTATTATTGAAACGTACAGTAACTACTGGATGGAAATTGTAGGTACACGTGGCTTTAAAGGTAAAAAAGCATTAAACAGCCAGACTATGTTTAATGCATTGTTTGAAGTTGAGCAAGAGGAAGAACATCATATTGACGATTCTGGATTAGATGAAACAGCATTAGATAACTTAGAGAACGAATAATGGATTGGATCTTTAATCATATTGCTTGGTGGTGGTGGGTAGGTTTAATTGCCTGTACTTTTGTATTACGCGAAATGGGGCTATGCTTTGCGGCATTTACCTATTGCATTATGTCTCTTATGTTTGTACTGGTATATTTTATGTGGTGTATGACCTTTGGTATATTTTTTGATAGTATATGGGATATGCCATGGTGGTGTTGGTTACTTATAGGTGGTATGGCACTCCCAGGAGTTGCACAAGCATCAACAGTAATATATCATAGGTCAGACGAACGTGTGTCTAATATAACAATTACAAGGAAATAACATGACAATCCCAAAACGTATTATCCATTTAGAAAAAGAACATGCAACGTTAGACAAGAAGATTGATGGTTTGGAAAAGTCTGGAGCATTCCAAGATGAACTATTAAACAAATTGAAGAAACAAAGGTTGCATATCAAAGACGATATTGTTAAACTTAAAGAAGAACTAGCATTCAGGGAAAGCAAAGCAAATCATGATTAGAGCAGGACACGAAGAAGTTAATTTCTTTATAGGCACAGAAGTAGAGCATACACCGGCATTTGGTATGCGTACTCTATTTGTTGTAGGCGTACAGGATACCGAAACCATCTTACTTATGGCTCATAAAAATGAGTGCCGACATGTTTACTTTGGTGCAAACCAAAGTTTCCCTAATCCAGCGATCAATGATTCCGCAGTTTGGAAATCTTGGGAAAATATGATCCTTGTTGCATTACGATTAGGATTACTATGTACATTGGATATCGATGTTAAGTGTTCAGAAGGATTAGTAGAAGGGCCGTTATGTGAGTATAACAACTTCATCCCAATGATTTCGGTGAAATTGCCGTATTTACAAATGCTAGGATATAATGCTACAATTAAGCTCGACGACAAAGACTTTGCGGCTACTAACCCAGGTGTTTGGTGTCACAGCTTACATGATTTAAAGGACCGTAGTAAGTTTACGGATTGGTCGAAGTACACTAAAGACGAAGTAATTAAATGAATCAAGAACAAAGACAAGTAACAGATCGCATTATGAATTCTGCCCAAAGACAAATTTGGGTTACGTTTCAAAAGGAAGGTATTCATTGCTATCCTGCTGCCGCAACAGATCCTAAATTAAATACCGCAGGGGAATATGATGTATCGTTTTTGGCTAATCCTCATCGCCATATGTTTCACTTCAGGGTGTGGATCGATGTGTTCCACAACGATCGCGACATCGAGTTCATCCAATTTAAACGTTGGCTCGAGTCCTTGTATAACTGGAATACCTCCAATAACAATAGTCAAGGTTCCGTTTTAGAATTAAACTTTAAGTCTTGCGAAATGTTAGCAGATGACTTATATACCCAAATTTCTGCACAGTATCCAAACCGTGCAGTAACAATTGATGTATCCGAGGACGGTGAAAACGGATGCACAATTTCTTATAACCTTACCCGTCCAACCCAATCAATTGTAATCTAAGGAGTTTTATCATGGCCCAAGAATGGCTAACTAAGTACCTTCGTCTTAAACCCGAAGTAAAAACAATCTTTGAAGATTTGGAGCGTTACGAGCAATTCTGCAGAGATTTTGGTTACCCGTACGATGAAAAAAATCTGTACAATGAACGTACTCCATATGGTGAGTATCTTAAAATGGTTCGTGGACGTGAACCTTGGGATCAATGGCGTACTCCTAAGCGTGATCGTACTAACTTCAAACCACGCGATACTAACTGGAAGCCACGTGACAGAGACTAACTACACAGTTAGCTACTACATGACTTGCGGTACCCGCACAAGAAAATCTTTTAGCACCTTAAGTGATGCTATTAGATTTTCTGTTTACTGTATTCCGTTTCATAGTTTGTTTAACATTATTAAGGATTAAAATGAACCCATTCCGCGATCAAGAAAAATTTATGAAGGCTTGCGATCAAACTGTAGGCAGAGTAAACAATGAAATTAATGAAGATCAGTACGACCTATATCTAAACTTAATCAAAGAAGAAGTGGCTGAACTACAGGTAGCAGTTGATGAGTGCGATCCAGTAGAACAGTTAGATGCGCTTATCGATATTCTAGTTGTTACTATTGGTGCTATTCATAGCGCAGGGTTTGATGCTGAAGGTGCGTGGAAAGAAGTCATGCGTACTAACTTTGCCAAGATCGATCACGAAACAGGCAAGGTGCGTAAGCGCGAAGATGGCAAAGTACTTAAACCGGTAGGCTGGACTGCACCAGTGTTAGGACCATTTGTTAAGGAATAATTATGTCCAGCAGAGAAAAAAACCAAGCAGACTTTGACTTAGAACGAATTATGGACTTGTTCGACGAAGCATTAACCAGTAAAGACGAACGTGTTGTTAATGCGCTACGCCAACTGTTAATGATTGTTGCTCTTACTGCACCAGAGAGTAATGATGGTATTATGAACAAGAATACAGGTCCGTTTCGTCAACTTCAAGACGATTTGAATAACCTGCATCGTCGTATTAATACTATGGAAAACGAATTAAACAATATGCGTCGGCAACCTCTGGGAGGTGCAGGTTCGCCGAGTCCGTGGAATCCAGGTGCAGGCAGTCCTTATACACCTCCGTATACTAACCCAACTACAGGAGCACCAGGTACATGGTGGGGTATTGATCCAAACATGCCATACACTACCTCAGGTACAAATCCTGCTACCATAAGCATACATAATCCAGGTGCAATATCGGGCAAGATTAGTTTGAGTTCCACAGATGTTAATGCTATAATGAATAGTATACAAGATACAGAGAAATGAAATTATACAAAATGCGTAAATTATGGTACATGGGCTTAGAGCCCTAACTATGTTTAACGTTGTTTAACAATGTCAAAGAGTAAAAGATTTTGGCATTCTACGGATAATGGATTTTGGTTTTTTCCAGTTAAACAAGGGAAAAATGAACTCAAAGGTCCTGCTGAGATTTACGGACAACATAACAACACCGGGTTAATAGCAAGGTGGACAGGAAACTAATCCACCCATAACAAACCCGCTTCGGTGGGTTTTTTATTGATAGTAGTTGACATAAGCCTAAATATTCTCTATACTGTATAGACAAAGAGGATATTATGCGTAAACTATTTTATATTGGGCTGGAAAAATACAAAGGTCGCTACACTTTACAACTACAAGATTGGAATGAGGCTGTTTTTAAGCGTCGTGGAATCGATTATGTTATTGTAGAAGGTGAAACTTTAGACACAGATCGAGCAATCGTAACCGGGCAAGTATTAGATGCACACGGACGCACTTACTATTCAATGACACAAATGGCCAAATTGGTCAAAATGATGAAACAAGGAGAAGTAACCAATGAAGATATTATCTACTTTGAAGATATGTTTACTTCGGGAATTGAAAGCCTCCCTTACATTATGGATCAGATACCACAAGCTCATCGTCCTAGGATTGCTGTGCGTTGCCTTGCTCAATCCATTGACCCAGACGATTTTGTCCATGTGTGGGGTATGCAAAAATGGATGGGACTTTACGAAAAGATGGTTGATAGCTTCGCCGACATTACATTAGCTAGTAATGAAGAAATGGTAATGCACATGAAGATTGCAGGGTGGGAAAGTCCTATCTACAATATTTCAGGATTGGCATTTGGTAAAGAAGAAGTACGCAACCGTGTTAAAGGCGACTTAAAACCATTTGAAGATCGTGCTATGCGTGTAGGTTTTGCTGCACGGTGGGATCAAGAGAAACAACCAGACTTTTATATGGACTTAATTGAAGCATGGAACGATAACTTCCACTTGCCCAAGGTAGAGTTTTGTTTGTTTAACGGCGGCAAGTTAAAGTCTAATAACGATAGCTATATGGCCCGTACAAGAGATTTACAAGAGCGTGGACTATTAACAGTCTACGAGGATTTAGAAAAGAATGATTACTATAATTTGCTTAACGATACTCGTGTATTGTTTAATTGCGCTTTACAAGACTGGGTTTCAAACACCGTATCAGAAGCAGATACGCTTGGATCGAATGTTTTATATCCTGCTTATCGTAGCTTCCCTGAAACTTTTGCAAATGACGCAAGCCGGTTATACGTTCCTTGGTCATTAGAAGATGCAATGACTAAACTAAACACGTTATTACAACGTCCACACGCACAACAAGGTCGTATCAGCGATTGGACAGACGGTTGTATTGATCGTGTACTAGATATTTTACAAGGTCAAGGTGAATCTTGGTTGCGTATGGATACCGATTATCGCAAGCACACTCATGAAGGCAAATATTAAAATGGCAACTAAATTAAGAGGAAATAAAATGTCTCAACTAAGCAAATTAGATAAAGTAAACGAATCATTTACAATTAACCGATACGACAATGGTTACATGATCGAAGTAGGTGGGCGCGACAAAGAAAGTGAGTGGAAGAATTGTAAGATTATGTGCTCAACTCGAGAAGAATTGATTGCAGTAATTAATGAAGCATTGGATTTAGAAAAAGACGAATAATGGCCACTTTTACTAGTGAAGATGTAAAATCTCTATTAACCGATTGGTTTCCCGGAGATGTAGAGCCGGTTAACGAGGGTGAGTATGAAGTAATGTCTCCTTCTTGGCCATGGCCACATCGTGTATTATGGACCGAAAAGAATGGGTGGGAAACTTCCGATCATACTAAGTGGCGTGGTTTGCGGATTAGGATTCCCGAGTAATGGAACAAGTATTCTGGTTCGTAGCAAGTTGTATAGGTTGCGTTGTTGGCACGTATCTATGTGTTGCTGTGGGACGTATTATAGAGAAACTTTGCAAATGATAGGGTCGCCTGAGTGTGGTTGCGGTAAAACATTGCATCCTCCATATTGCGATGGTAGTCATGCACGTAATCAACAACAATACAAAGATTGGATTCTTAAATGTGAAGCAGAACAGCACCCAAAGACTACAAACACACTCGAGCAGACCTTGACAGTATGCGAGCAAACATCGTATACTATAAAAAATTAACACGTGATTTAGTAAAAGAAAACACAGAACTAAGGACAAAACAAAATGGCAACCAAAAAACCAGCAAAAAGTAAATCAGTACCTGTAAAGAAAGATACTGCTAAAAAACTAAGCAAAGACGATCGTAAAACATTCACTATCAATGCAGGTGATTTATCTGCCGATGAGGCGATTAAGTTACTTAATAAAGTTAAGTCTTCTCTAAAGAAGAAAGACGAAAAATTCAAAGATGCAGATCCTATTGTTACCGTTGGTAGTCATAGTGTACATACACTTTATCCCAATGGTCGTGTAGAGTTTGTAGTAGATGATGACAAGTTACGTGCAGATGTTATGGCCGCACTAGCAGAAGTTGAAGCCACAAAAGAAAAACCTAAAAAAGTTACTAAACGTATAGGCGAAACTAAGTTGGCTGTTTCTGTAACAAGAATCAAAAAAGCATAATAATGACGAGAAGAATTGTAGTAACAGGTGGATGTGGTTATATTGGTAGCCATGTTGCGCGAGCATTTAAACAAAATGGTGATAATGTTGTTGTTATTGACCGTGTTCGACGTGAACATACATTAAAGGACTTAGATGGATTCTTTATCTCTGATTTTGCCGACGATGATGCTCTTGCTACCATCTACGATTATAGCCCAGATGTTATTGTACATTGTGCTGGCACAAGCCTTGTAAGCCCTAGTATGTCTGATCCCGGCGAATACTATGACAATAATATTAGCAAAACAATCAAACTCTTAAACTTTGTCAAGGACTTCGATAAGAAGCCATTGATTATGTTTAGCTCTAGTGCTAGTGTCTATGGCGAACCCGAGCGGTTACCTATTCCCGAATACGCACGTAAGAATCCTATTAGTCCTTATGGTAAAACTAAAGCAATGACTGAAGAAATTCTTCAAGACTATTGGGGTGCGTATGCACTACCTAGTATGTGCTTCCGTTACTTTAATGCCGCTGGTGCTATGCCAGGTACATCAGATTTAGGTCAAGAACCCTTTGCTACTCATATTGTTGCCCGAGTATTAGAAGCAAGTTTACAGAATCGTGCGTTTACTATCAACGGCGATGACTTCGACACACCCGATGGTACTTGTATTCGTGACTATGTACACGTATGGGATATCGCACAGGCCCACGTTCGAGGTGTTGAATATCTATTCCCGAATTGGCTCCACGGCACACCTAGTGTGGGTGCAAGTATATTTAACCTTGGTACTAATACAGGTGTAAGTAATAAGGAAATCGTAGATTATGTTGTTAAGAAATACGGTATACCGTTTATCAACTACGGACCTAAGCGTTGGGGCGATCCAGCAGAGCTTGTTGCCGATGCTACAGATGCACGTGAAAAATTAGGGTGGGAACCCAAGTATAGTAATATTGAAACTATCATTGATAGTGCATATAAATGGTACTGTAGCAAATGAGCTTTCAAACACTATTCGACTTTGAATCTGCACTAGCAGAATTTACAGGTGCTCCTTACGCAGTTGTCACAGATGGTTGTACTCATGCTATCGAACTTTGTTTCAGACTAGATTGTATTACCTACACAGAGTTTACAGCATTTACCTATATTAGTATTCCACAGTTAATGCGTGAACTCGGTGTACGTTACAAAATGAAAACGGACTACTGGAACTTCCAGGGCGAGTATTCATTTGGATATACTAACATTTGGGATAGTGCCCGTGTATTAAAACAAGGTATGTATCGCCTAGGTATGAAACAATGTTTGAGTTTCGGTCACGGCAAACCTTTACAACTAGGTAAAGGTGGTGCTATACTTCTAGATAACGAATGGGAATATCGAGAATTAAGTAAAATGCGTAGTGATGGTAGAGATCTACGTATTAGTCCTTGGCAAGATCAAAAGACCTTTGGCGAAGGATATCACTACTGCCCAACCTTAGAAACTTGTCGTCTAGGTATAGAAAAGTTACCATCGGTAGATCCTATACCAACATTACAAGACTATCCGGACTTACGAACTATTGACTTCGTATAACTAGATATTATACAATAACACAATACAGTCATCCACGACACAAAATAGGAAAAATAAATGTCAGAAAAAGAACACTTAATTAATATAATGGACGAAAAAGGGTATTCAGAAGGATACCTAGGCGATAACATTCGTGCTAGAATGAAACGTGATAAGAAACGTTTTTGGGCAGGTGATAACATTGCAGAATACTTACACGAAGGTGATAAAGAAATCCTAATCAAAGAAGCCACAGAAGCATTTGAAAAGGTACTAGATGCATTACTAATTGATCGCGAAAATGATCCCAATAGTCAAGGTACAGCTAAACGATTAGCTAAAATGTATTTTAAAGAAATCATGGCAGGTCGGTATGAAACTGCTCCGGACGCAACAAGTTTTCCAAATGAGGTAGATGATGGTTACAAAGGTATGTTGGTTGTACGTAGTGAGCTTCGTAGTATGTGTAGCCATCATCATCAACCAGTTGTTGGTGTCGCTTATATCGGGATCATTGCCGCCGATAGACTTATTGGTCTCAGCAAGTATACTCGCATTGCTCAATGGTGTGCTCGTAGAGGTACATTACAGGAAGAGCTCTGTAACGACATCGCAAGAGAAATAAGCAACGCCACAGGTAGTAAAAATGTAGCAGTTTATATACAGGCCACGCACGGATGTTGCGAAAATCGTGGTATTATGGCTGCTAGTTCGTTAACGCAGACTACTGTACTAACCGGTGCTTTCCAAACTGATATGAATACAAAGAAAGAGTTCTTTGATAACATTAAACTACAGCAGGAATACTCAAGATGAGACCATTAGCACACTTAGGTGTTGGGCCAGAATCTGCAGATTACGATCTGTGTTTATTAAACGAAGCCCTGTACGATCAGCTTTCAGAGCGGGGCGAACAATTATTAGAATCTGCTAAAAAAGAGTTTATGGGCCATTACTACGACAATATCCCGTTAAAAACACGGGACGAGTTACAAAAAAATTGCGATAAATGGTTAAAAGAAAAGACTGCATTAGAGAATCTCAAAGCACCTGCGATACTAATAGAAAATGCTGAGGAAAATATAATTGAATTGTATCAGGCTATTCAAAATAAGCAATATGGCTTGTTGTCTGATACTGTATACAAAAAATATCGAAACGCATATTTTGCCAAGGAAGAAGCGTGGCATCAGTCGACTGAGAAAGATACATTGTTAAACGAGATCTATTCTTATAACGAAGTTATATATAATATTAAGAAACAATAGGAATATTCAAGATGAAATGGCTAAAGAAAATTGTAGTTAAGTGGGTTAGAGATGACTGGTATAATAGTCAAACTGTAGCACAAGATGTAGCAGTGAGCGCCAGATCTGTTGATGTAGAAGGTATGTCATTTAATGTTATGCCAGCTACAGGCGGAACTGTAGTACAGATTCGTAGCTATGATCGTCGAACAGATCGTAATAACCATATTACGCACGTTATTCCTGATGGTGAAGATATTAGCGAACGCATTGGCCAAATTGTTAGCATGGAACTACTGCGTTCATGAAACTATGGTTCCGCAACTTCCGTATTAGCATACTAAACTGGCTAGCGGCCAGTAAAATCACAATAGAAAAGGATAAACCACCAGTGGCATACACTTTAAATACAGGACCGTACAACAATGGTAGTGGATTACATCATAGTTTTAGCAATCATCAACATACACAGGCACAACATATGAACATAGGAAATCCCACAATTAATTTTAACGTAGTAAAGGCCAGTGGCGGCTGGATCGTACAAGTTAATCCGCAACAATCATACAATACATTAAGCATCGGCGGGGTTGACGTTAAGCCAGCAGATCTTTATCTTATACACGATGAAGAAGATTTTGATGCGGCTTTGGGTAAAATTGTAACAGCAAGTTGTTTAAAGGCATAATATGATCGTTGAATCTTTACAAACAGTCGTCTCAGAGGTTAACGGTCTTTGGACTTGGATCGCAGGTATTATTGCTGGTTGGGGACTAACCTTTACCGCAGTAGTTGCTACATTGGTGTACGCACACGTTCGCATTTCACGATTACAAAAGTTAGTGGGTAAGATTGAAAATCAACTCGTCACTGATGTGCGTGATTTAAGTATTCGTTTACGTAAAGTAGAAAATGATCAATAATATCTATTCTAATACCGCAGGATATCTAAACGTCAGCGGACACAACAATACTCCATACGTTTATCCTGACCCGAGTGGTAACCCAGCAACTGGCATGATTCGCATGAATGGCAATCATTGTGAAGTCTATAACGGAAGCAACTGGCTTGCATTTGGTTCTAGTGCCGAAGTTAGCCTAAGCGGTGCGGCTATTAGTGCATTGGATTGGTGCCATAAGAAAATGGCCGAAGAAAGTCGCATTAAAGAACTTGCCGCTAAGAGCGTTACTGTAGCAGATGCACTTGCTCGGTATGAACTAGCACAAGCTCAACTTAAAATGGTTTTAACCTTAACTGACGCAGAATGAAACTCAGTGAATTAGTTGCAATAGTCATTACTGTCCTTATCCTGGTTACGTTTATTGTATATCAACACGGACATATTATTAAATAATGCAACAACTTCCTCCCGGATGCAAGGTAGCATACGAAATCCGTTTTATGGTTAGTGAACTTACCAACGAAATGGGCGAATGGTTTAATATGATCGGTGGATCTGCTACTAGAGTTAAGTGGTGGGACGGTCGTGGTCGCGAACATTTTACAAATCAAGTACAATACGGTAAAGCAAAAGCCAGCTATAAAATGCAAGATGGTACAGGATTAACTTTAATTAGGTTTGATGGTGCAGATGCAAGTACCGCAAGTATGTTCCTATTAAAATTTATAGATCAAATACAAACACACAATTTAAAAGAAGCAGAACATTATGTCTAGAAAAGTATTTTACAAAGATTCAACAGTTAAAGGTTGGGTACACGAAATTATTCGTAGTATGGCCCGAGATGATTGGCGTCCCGACTATGTTGTCGGACTTACACGTGGAGGCTTAGTTCCCGCACTTATGCTGAGTCAATATCTAGACGTACCAATGGAAACACTTAAAGTAAGTTTCCGTGACGATAATGCTAATCCAGAGTCTAACCTGTGGATGGCTGAAGATGCGTTTGGTTACGTACCCGAGACCGACAAGGTATTAGCCGACTTTGACTATAGTTTATGCGCTAAGAAGATTCTTGTTGTAGATGACATTAACGATTCCGGTGCTACGCTTAATTGGATTAAGCAAGACTGGATGAATAGTTGTTTGCCTGACAATGAACGGTGGGATGGGATTTGGGGTAGAAATGTGCGTACTGCTGTCTTAATCAATAACGATGCAAGCGAGTTTACAGATATAGACTATGCTGGACTAAACATTAACAAAATGGAAGATCCAATTTGGTGCGTATTCCCGTGGGAAGATTGGTGGACTCGATAAATAGTATTATAGCGGCCTTTCTGGTATTCGTCCCGCTTTACAAATTCCGCAAACCTATGCTATAATTTAACATAGGAGATTTAAATGTCAGCAATGCTTCAATACCCAGCAGTAACTTACAAATGGACAAGTACTAAAGAGTACGTAGATGCTTTCCCTGTTGCGTATCGTCAATGGAAGGCTGATAGCCATTGTAACTTAATCCACGGTTATGCGTTTAGTATGAAGTTCTATTTTGGAACTAACGACCTAGATGTGCGTAACTGGGCTGCTGATTATGGTGGACTCAAAGAACTTAAAGACGTATTACAATCACAGTTTGATCATACCTTATTAGTAGCAGAAGATGATCCCGAATTAGAATTATATAAAGAATTAGAACATCGTAACATGGCTAAACTAACTATTCTTCCTAGACTAGGATGCGAAGGTTTAGCAGATATGCTTTACAAATATGTAAACGGTGTGTATATACCAGACTTTTGGGGTAAGGCAGAAGCAGATCGTTTATGGTGTTATAGAGTAGAAGTACGTGAAACACAATCAAATATGGCATTCCGCGAAGGACACCGCGAATGGTGCGAGGACTTGTTTGCGTAAACTGTGGCACATATGGGCAAAGGCTTTAGGCGAAAAAGCAGGCAAATCAAATAAAGAAGCAGATCTAATTGCTTGTATTCGTAGTATGATTGTGTTAGTATACATTATTACTAATTTTGTTATTATAGCCGGTGTGATCCGGCATTGGAATGGTTAAATGAAAATCAAAGTAAGCGAACTATTTTATAGTTTACAAGGCGAAGGACGTTTTGTTGGAGTACCTAGCGTATTCCTTAGAACCTATGGATGTAACTTTACCTGTAGTGGGTTTGGTTGCAAGCCGGGCGAGAAATCTACAGGTGCAGATGATGTAGCTGAAGTAGTTCATATGTACAATACATTCTTAGAATTACCTTTAGTCGAAACAGGGTGCGATAGTTATGCTAGTTGGCATCCTGCATTTAAACACCTTAGTCCTACATTGACTACTGAAGAACTTGTAGATCAAATGCTTGCACTAACCCCAAACAACTGTTGGTTACAGAATAATGGCAATGACGTACATTTAGTTATCACCGGAGGCGAACCATTGTTAGGTTGGCAACGTGCATACGCAGAACTACTAAGTCATCCACGTATGGCAGACTTAAAAAATATTACATTTGAAACAAACGGTACTCAGGAATTACACGAAGACTTCCGGGATTACTTAATTGACTGGGCAGATGCATTACCCGGACGTGAAGTTACGTTTAGCGTTAGTGCTAAGTTAAGTGCAAGTGGCGAAACTTGGGAAGATGCTATTAAACCTAAGGTTGTAAACATTTATCAAACATACGGACATGTTTATCTTAAGTTTGTAGTTGAAACAGAAGATCACGTTAACGAAGCTGTTTGCGCCGTTGATGCATTTAGACACGATGGCTTTAAAGGCTCTGTATACTTAATGCCACAAGGTGGAATTGTTAGTCCCTATGAAGCAAACAAAGTAAACATTGCTAACATTTGCTGTGACCGTGGATTTAATTATAGCCCACGTCTACACGTAGACTTATGGGGCAATGGTTGGGGTAAGTGAAAGTAAGGTACGGAATGTTTCCACAAGGCTTATACGGAATGAACATAACAGGAATGTGGATGGACGAAGAATACGATATTTTTAATAGTCGTGCAGAGTTTAAATCAGTTTACTTGTTGTGGCCACGACGTTGCTATTTAACAGGTCGTCAACTTTGGTTAACACACGCTTACAAGGGTACTGCCGTATGGACTGGTCCGGGTGAACCAGTAGAAGAACATCGTTATTATAACGAAATAGATTATTTAATAGGAAAATTAAAACAGTGAGTTATTTATTTACAAGTGAGTCAGTATCCGAAGGACACCCCGACAAAGTAGCAGATGCTATTAGCGATGCAGTATTAGATCTAGTGATGGCAAAACAGGACCCATCATTACGTTGTGCATGTGAAACATTGGTTACTACTAACCGTGTCATTGTAGCAGGAGAATACAAAGGAGATTTAGATCCGGATGTCGTTAATACAACTATTCGCCAAGTTATTAAAAATATCGGATACGAGCAACCTGGATTCGATTGGCGGACTGTAGAAATTACCAACTTACTACATGCACAATCTGCTGATATTGCATTAGGTACCGACTCATTTGGTGCAGGTGATCAAGGGTTAATGTTCGGCCATGCTTGCAATCAAACTGAAAATTATATGCCGGCTGCAATTTACTATAGTCATCAAATTTTACAAAGATTAACTCGTTATCGCAATTCGGGCGAAATTGCATGGCTTGGTCCAGATGCTAAATCGCAAGTTACATTCAAATATAACGATATTGGTTTTCCTCTTAAAATTACTAAAATTGTATGTAGTACGCAACATAACGATGACATTAGCATCGACGAAGTTCGTGCAAGAGTTAAAGAAGTAATTTTAGAAGTAATTCCCGAAATATATATAGATGATAAAACAGAATTCTATATTAATCCAACTGGTCGCTTTGTTATTGGCGGCCCAGACGGCGATACAGGTCTAACTGGTCGTAAGATAATTGTTGATACATATGGTGGTTCCGCTCCGCATGGCGGTGGTGCGTTTAGTGGGAAAGATCCCACTAAAGTAGACCGTAGTGCCGCATATATGGCTAGATATATAGCCAAGAATATTGTAGCAAGTGAACGTGCATCTTGGGCTACGTGCCAAATTAGTTATGCAATTGGTGTAGAACAACCAATGAGTTTTTATATTAAGAGCGATAGTAACGATGACGAGGCACTGACTAATAAAATTTTAAAGTTAATAGATCTTACTCCTAAAGGCATTATTAACAAATTTGATTTATTCCGTCCAATTTATAGCTCAACCACAAACTACGGTCACTTTGGTAAATTGTATTTGCCATGGGAACAAGTAGATTTATTTAAGGATTAATTATGGCAACAAAGAAACCAGCGGCAAAGAAAATCGTAGCTAAAAAAGTTGCAGTTAAAAAACCTGTTGCTAAGAAAGCTGTAGCAGTTAAGAAGCCTGCGGCTAAAAAGACTACTGCACCTAAGACTAAAAAGATTGACTTTACAGGAATGACCCCACGTCAGGTTGCTGATGCTAAGGGCGAACCATGGGTTAGTGTTATTAGTGTAGAACTAGACCCAGATAACATCGGTAACGGTGCATTCGAATTAGATTGGAATGAAAAGTTTGTTACTAATCTAGTACGTGCCGGATACAAAGGTAAAGATGATGCAGACTTAGTGGATCAATGGTTCCAAGACGTGTGTAAGAATGTAGTAGCAGAGAACTTTGAACAATGGGAAGCCAATCAACCATACGATTCACGTCCACGTGTAATGGATAAGAAAGATCTAGGTGACGGTCGTACTGAAGTTTCATGATTTTATATGTAAACGGTGATAGCCATAGTACTGGTGCCGAAGCATTAAATATGTATTGCTTCGCCCAAGATGATCCATTATATTGGGCATTAGGTCGTAAACCACATCCAGATAATCTACAGGTTAGTTATGGATGCGAGATTGCTAATATGATGGGTGCAGTACTTGAATGCGATGCCGAAAGTGCTAGTAGTAATGATCGTATTATTAGAACTACATGGGATTACCTTATTGGTGTACAAGGTATGTTTAATAATGTAACCCCCGATTACATTATTATTGGGTGGAGTACATGGGAACGGGAAGAATGGAAATACGAAGATATATTTTATCAAGTCACTGCTAGTGGCACCGATGATGTTCCCACTGCTCTAAAAAATAAGTATAAAAAATGGGTAGTAGATCAAGATTATATTAGTAGAGAGCGCAAACTAATAAGTTGGCATGATCGCATATACAAATTTCACTTAGATTTAGAATCTAGAAAAATCCCACATTTGTTTTTTAATACCTATAGCGATTTTTCAGCTGTACGATCTAAACAAATTACAAGTCGGTCCATCGATTTTATAATAAACGAATATGATTGGGATGGGTGTTACCTAGAACCATACGATCAAGATTATACTTACTATTATTGGCTTAAAAATCGAGGGTTTAATACAGTTAGACCGGATTCATACCATTTTGGTGCAGATGCACATATGGCATGGGCTGAATTTTTATACCAATATATGGTTCAAAAGGCTTTGACAAAGTAATCGTTATATGCTATTATAACTATATGAGATATCTTTTAGTCGACACCGCAAATACATTCTTCCGTGCTAGACACGCAGCCCACAGACAAGCAGATACTTGGGATAAACTAGGTTTTGCTATACATACTACTTTAGGTAGTGTAAGTAAATCATGGCGTGACCAGAAAGCAGATCACGTTATTTTCTTCTTAGAAGGACGTAGTTGGCGCAAAGACTTTTATACACCATACAAGGCTAATCGTGCTGTTGCACGTGCGGCATTAACAGAAACAGAACAAGAAGAAGATAAGCTCTTTTGGGAATCGTTTGATAACTTAAAAGATTATCTTGCCAACAAGACCAACTGTACAGTACTGCAACACGAAAATTTAGAAGCAGATGATTTAATTGCAGGATGGATTCAAAGTCATCCAGATGATCATCACACTATTGTAAGTAGCGATAGTGACTTTCATCAATTACTAGCAGACAATGTAAATCAATATAACGGAATAGCAGATGAGCTCCACACTATTAAAGGCATTTTTGACAAGAAAGGTGCCCCGGTCAAAGATAAAAAAACTAAGGAAGCAAAAGTCATTCCGGATCCTAAGTGGATTCTTTTCGAAAAGTGTATGCGAGGCGACCCCACCGACAACGTATTTTCGGCTTACCCGGGAGTACGTAGGAAAGGAACTAAGACTAAGACTGGTCTTGAAGAGGCCTTTGCCGACAAAGATGCGAAAGGCTTTGCGTGGAATAACCTGATGCTACAACGCTGGACTGATCACAACGATGTTGAACATCGTGTATTAGATGATTACCAACGTAACGTAGTACTAGTAGATTTATCTGCACAGCCAGAAGATATTAAAGTTAAGATTGCTACAACCATTGCTAACGGTGCAGTACCATTGAATCGCCCAATGGTTGGCGCTCAGTTCTTAAAGTTCTGTGGCAAATATGATTTAATTAAAATGGCAGATATGGCCGATAGCTATGTTCGCTTTTTAGAAGCACCGTATCCGGAGAAGTAATATGCGGATAGCTTACGTTCTCGGAATACTCCTTTTTATACTGGTAGCTATAGTGGATCGGCATCAAGCTCTTCGAGATAGAAAAGATCGAGTATGGAACGAATTGAAACGCACTGATTATTAAACGCCGGCGTCCGGCAGCAAAATAAGGAAAAGATATGAACCCAATTTTAGCATGGTATACTCGTAACTACACAGCAATCACCTGGTTTATTATCGGATGGATGTCCATGGTTACCTTAGTAGATTTTAGCAAGGGCGATTGGTCCGGGGTAGCATTTGATATTGCCCTCGTTGCACTTAACTATTTCTTATATAAAAAATGACCACACTTAAAGAACATTTACTTATGTGGTCTGCAATTATTATATTAGGTGGGCTCATGGTTGGGTTGGTATATGGCATTGGTACAATATTACCAAAAGATGCTATTTACGATTGTCGTATAGCAGAGATTAGTCCAGACTATACTCCTGCAATGAAGGAAGAATGTAGGAAGCGTCCAGCACGATGAATATCGTAGTAGTGTTAATCTTCCTACTGTTTACTAAACACTTTATTGTAGACTTTCCCTTGCAATGGGAATACCAATGGAAGAACAAAGGTACGTACGGCCATCCCGGTGGGATTATACATGCCGCACTACATGGCATCGGAACATACTTTTGTTTCTTCTGGCTTAGTGTTGAATTAGCACTATGGTTAGCCGTTGCTGATATGATTATACATTACCATATTGACTGGGCTAAGATGCGATTAAATGCACACTTTAATTGGCAACCGCAGACAAGTGAAAAGTTTTGGTGGTTGTTGGGATTGGACCAATACCTACATGCATTAACATATATAACAATGATTGGATTACTAGTATGACTGAACTAATTGCAAAACCTGTAGTAAAGAATAAGATGTGGATCGTTGAATCCGAAGGGACCAAGGTTGGTAATATTATGACCGTTGATGAGGGCGGAGTCGTTTATATACATGACAACAAACGCGAGCAGTTTGCTAGTATTAAATTGTTAAGCAAAAAGTATAATATCGAATTTGCCAAAGCCGAAAAAGCTAAAAAAGAAAAACTAGATACGTATGAAGTATACGGTTTCCCTACCAACTCTGCGCCGCAAAATCAAGTATTAGACGTTCAACGCTATTTGCCTATCTATACAAAAGGTAGTAAGTCAAAGAGTTTCTTTTGTGCAGGCTATTACATTATTAAGTTCTCTAGTACATGGGTTCGTGCATATTGCCCTAAACTTATTACATTAAATCGTTACGAGTATCAAGGTCCATTTAAAACACAAGAACGTATGGTAGAATCTATGCGGGAAGCAAATGGGAATTGAGCTCGACCCAGCATCGGGTGCAGGATTTATTAAAGAACAATTCCCAAATCTAACTGTACACGAAGCTCATATGGCATATTGGAATATGCGTATGAATGATGGTAGTGCTCGTAAGAAACTTGGAATGGATCTACCAGTAACTGAAGATCCGGCTATGCGCGAAGCATACGAAAAATGGAAAACATGGAAAGCACTACAGTTATGAATTGGGTTGAATTAGTACAACAGCATTGGCCTGGTATTAGCGTCGAAGATGCTAACGATGTGCTATGGAGTGCTACATGCTTTCCAATGGGTAATGCAGAAACTATAGAAAAACAGATTAAAGAAGCATATTTCAAAGGGCACGGCGATGTTGGGCTAGCGATTGCACAAGTCGAGGATGAAATGTTTGAAGAATTTAAGAGACATAAAGTTATGGATACATTAAAAAATGGATAATTTGCCCTTTCACATTAAAATGTTTAATGATAAAGTAAGAGCTATGAATCAAAGCAATAGCAAACTACTTACACTAAACACTCAAGAAGCTCGTAGTTTACACGCCGAAATCTACGATTTGATGGCCACAATCGCCGAGTTAAGTAAGACCAGTAGTAACGATACCGTTGTTATTAATATGGATGGTGGTGGTTTTAAATAAACTGCGTATATTACGGTGATAAATAAACTGTATATCAAGGATAGATGAAATGAGTCGACCAAAACCAACTGTGTTGTTGGACCATGTAAATAAGACAACATACAAAAGCGAACAGGTATTAGCCAGTGAAGGCATATGGGCAGTATTTTACGACAACCAACCCATTAATCTTAAAACTCACAATATTTTAGTATCATATCCGGGCCCAAAGTATAAAAAAGTATCCTTCTCAAATTCTGGACATGCTATCAATCTTTGCAAAAAATTAAATGTCTTATTTAAAACGGACAAATTTTCAGTTGTAATTTTACGTGTCGGCGACCGCATCTTCCCTTAAACGTTACAATCAACGTCAACTTACTAAAATTTTTATAGAGCAAGCAGGCTTTCCTATAGGCATGACTACAGACATGCAAAAACGTTGGTGGAAGAATCCCACAGATGCTAACAGTCTTAGATTAAGTTTAGCCGGATTGCAGTTTGTTAAATCTATACTTAAACTTACCAGCTACGACTTCGTACTTCCCGCAGAACTAACTAATCAAAATCTATTGCAATTAGAACGCCAGTTTAAAGGTATGTACTACTTGCTTAAACGCGAAAAACTTATAGTTTTTGAAGAAGAAGAAGCTATGATGCTTACTCTACACGGGAACGATTTAGTGTCGTATTTAAACAACATAGAATCACAAGGTTAGTAAGCACTAATCTACATTTTACCAAAAGTAGTTGACTGCAATACCCCTTTAGTGTATTATTAGAACTGTAGTAAAAAGTTGCCAGAGGACATGCCAATAAGGGCTACGCCGATGGGAATCACAATCTAATAGGAGAATTAAAATGGCAGTTGCTAATTTCATCGCAGTACAACCGCAAGTACAACCACAAACTTATGCGGCTCAACAAAATGCCCAGTATAATCATCAGGGCTCAAAGTTCGTAGATCTTGGAACAAGATTTAACGACACAATCTCAAACCTTCCACGTATCAAACAAACCGGCGCTCGTAGCATGATCTCAAATGCTTGTGCTGAGTTCCAAAAAAAGCATACTCATATTACCTGCTTTGAAGATTTAGATCTTGCAGTAGCAGGTGAAACTTATATGTCAGAAATTTTAATTGACATTACCATCCAACGTATTCTTAACTTACCTTGGTGTGCAGAAATTTTAACTAACTTCCGCGAAGTGCAAGCCGACCCAATTAAACTCTACGAAGTAGTTGCTGGCGGCGACTTAGCTCACTTGTACCCAGTTGGTACTAAACTGTTTGCAAGTTGGGACGCTCAACATACCGCTATTGTATATTGGCTTATTGCTGTGATGATTTTTAAGCAAGATCCTAAAACAGTTAAAGTGCCAAGCATTCTGTACAAAGTTAAAAACCGTGCAGACATCCGTATGAACTTTGTCAGCGGTAACAGCGACAAAGGTAAACTCACTTTAGACAAGATCGACTTATTCCGCCAAATGGTATTAGGTGTGCGCCTTGATGGTAATGCTGACCCTAAATGGGTTGAAGCAGAACTTAAACAACAGTACTTAGAAGATTCAGACTTGTTTGTTACCGCAGAAAAGTTTGGCGATACTCACATGCCAGGTGCTATTAGTCGTATGGCAGAGATTGACAAGTACAGTAGCGATATCATTCGCAAGTTTGCCTTGTACACTACAACCATCCCAACTGCACGTCCAATTGATTCGCAAGAAATTGAGATCATGTGTGCATGGTTTAACCTTGCTAAAGAGGATGGTATTGATTACACCGACAACGAAGTGATTAGCCTTGGTAACCACTTACACAGTTTGTTTGGCGCAGACTTCCACGAGTCAAGCCCATTCTGGACTAAAGTGCGTACTGCTTACGAAAACTGGCATAAGAAGTACTATGCTGGCTTGCCTGCAACGCACCAGCCTAAGCACATGAAAATGTCTAAGAACTGGAACACTGGTGGTACATTTATTTGGCACCAACTTAACAAGTCTTGGAATGGACGTATTCCTTCCTTGAATGCAAGTACACCATTCATTCCTGCTAAAAAGGATTTATATTAATGGATACGTTAGAACAAGCTCTTAAAGAGCACCGCCCTAAGCGTAAGGCCGGCGTTAAACGCAATGATAAAGCCTATGCCGATTGTTTAGCTACAACTACCGTAGAACTAGAACGCTTAGTAGAATTGTATCGCACTACAGTATTTGAAGACGATATGCGAGCTCGTTTGTATAGAGATGACATTGATCACTGGGTACGTCGTTATCACGGATACGCTATACAAGGTAAAATTAAAAGTCACTACCATCAACGTGGTGTAAGTTTAGCTGCCAAAGATACTATCTTTGAACACGTTATCCCAGCATCGCAGGTTCGTGATTACTTAATCGAAGGTAAGTTGTCGATTAATCAAGCATTAAATGTACCTACTTGCCGTGTCTCTCGTAAAGGGAATAACTTGCTTAATGCACGTGGTATGCACGATCGTAACACAGATCCTTGGCATTTTTTTAAACGCTACAAAGTTGGTATGACAGACTCAGACGAAAACGGTAATACAGTATTCCCCGAGTTTGAAACATACAACAGTCAAGTTATACAGAATCTAGATACCTGGACTTTGCGTGATCATTTTAACTTTTTTGGAATCTTATGAGTTACTTAGAAGAAATTAAAAAGAAGTACGATATCACAGACCATAAGGAGGCAAAGGTAGCGATACCTGAGCTTCCCACAGATGGTATTGTGCTGATCGTGGGTACAAGTGGCAGTGGTAAGAGCACTATCCTGAACACACTAGGTAATAGCAGTCAGATTCAATTTAATCCACAAGTCAATGTCATTGAGAATTTCTCTACCGCAGAACGTGGTGAAGAACTATTACTTGCTTGCGGATTACGTACTATCCCTGCGTGGTTCCGTACTCCCAATACACTAAGCAATGGCGAGCATCACAGATTTGTTATGGCCCTATGTTTAGATCAAGGTATCAATGCCATCGATGAGTTTACTAGTGTAGTTGACCGTGATACTGCCAAGAGTCTTGCATTAAGTATCCGCAAGTACTACGATCGTCGTGGAACTACAGATCCACTATACATTGCTAGTTGCCATAGAGACATAGTAGAATGGTTAGATCCAGACTACGTATATGACACGGATCTCTGTGTCTTAGAAAACCGGAGGTCACCCCATCGATTGGGGACAAGACCAAACCTTGCACTCACCATCAAAAGCACAAGTGTCCACTATTGGAAATATTTTTCACGCTTTCACTATTTAGATACCGCTATCAGTAAGTCGGCGCACTACTATGTCTTGCTGTTAGATGATAAACCCATTGGTTTCCATGCCGCTATCCACAGTACCAATCGTGATATTCACTCATACTGGCGTGGACATCGTACTGTAATACTACCAGAGTTTCAAGGCATGGGCATAGGTACAGCATTTTCGGATGCTATCGCCGAAATTTATGTTAGTCGTGGTCTACGCTACTTTAGCAAGACAGCACACCCCAGCTTTGGCGAACATCGCGAAAATAGTCCACTTTGGAGACCTACGTCCATGAATAAGAAAAGCCGCGTGGGTAGCTATCTAAACAAGGACGGTACTGCTAGAAAGATGGCCGGCTACGGGGGTACAACTACCGTCCGCGATGCTTACCGTGTATGCTACTCACATGAGTATATAGGTAAAAAGTAGGTTGACCATTAATTATAATAATGTTATACTAGTTGCATAAATAACATTAACAAAGGGATAGACCCTGCGTTATCACATATACAAAGGATTTTTGTATGACAAAGAAATACGATACACTCGTTTTAATCGGCCGCTTTCAACCAGTCCACAATGCACACCTTGAGATTATCACTCGTGCTAAAACACTAGCCAATAAACTTATTATCATTGTTGGTAGTGCTAAACAACCAAGAACTTATAAAAACCCATTCACAGCAGACGAACGCATTGAAATGCTCTATGCCGCTACTCGCGGATTATTAGACGCTGATTTTTCAATTAGTTTTGAACAGAACACAGACAGTATCTACAATGACCAAGCATGGCTTGCTCGCACACAAGCATTGGCCGCTAAACATATTAAAGATGGAGACCGAGTTGGTATCATTGGGCATAAGAAGGATGATACTAGTTTCTATTTAGACATGTTTCCGCAATGGGCATTTGAAAGTGTAGAAACCATTGAGCCGCTTAATGCTACTAACATTCGCGATTTGTTTTTTAAACGACTTGGTGTTGAGAGCTTTAATACCCACATGAAGTTTATTAAGAATGTTATTCCCCAAACTACTTACGACTTCTTATTCAAATTCTTTTACCATAGTAACGGAGTTAATAGTTCTGAAGCATTTAATCAGATTATTAACGAACGTGAGTTTGTTGAAGTATACAAAAGACAATATGCTAGTTTGCCATATGCTCCAATATTTGTTACTACAGATGCAGTTACAATCTGCTCAGGACATGTGTTAATGATCAAACGTCGCAGTGAACCCGGACGAGGATTATGGGCATTACCCGGCGGATTTGTAAATGCCGACACCGATAAAAGTATTCAGAATGCTGCTATCCGAGAGCTTAAAGAAGAAACTGGTATTAAAGTACCTGTGCCGGTGCTAGTTGGTAGTATCACAGATAATCGAGTATTTGATGCTATTGGGCGCAGTACACGTGGTCGCACAATTACACACGCATTTAAGATTGTCTTGCAAGACGGAGAATTGCCTAAAGTTAAAGGCGCAGATGATGCAGAAAAGGCTCGCTGGGTGCCTATAGCAGAACTTGATAGTGCTATGTGCTATGAAGATCACTATGAAATTATCCAGCATTTTGTAGGTGCATAAGCTGTTGACCATAAAATAGCAATAATGCTATAATATGTGTATAGGTAGTAAAAAGACCCAACGATAGAGTAGGGCATTATATAGATAAGGATATTATCATGAAACTTAGTAAAAACATTATTCTCAATACAGACTCGTACAAAGCGAGTATGTTCAAACAATACCCAGCAGGTACTACTGGTGTATATTCATATATCGAATCACGTGGCGGACGCTACGACCAAACTGTATTCTTCGGTTTACAGGCTTTTATTAAGGAGTACTTACTTGAACCAATCACTCAAGCGGATATCGACATTGCAGATGAAATATGGTCGGCCCACGGAGAACCTTTCAATCGAGATGGATGGCAGTATATCCTCGACACACACGCTGGGTTCCTCCCAGTCGTTATTCGGGCAGTACCTGAAGGGACAATGGTGCCTGTTAAAAATGTTTTGGCTACAATCGAAAACACTGATCCAAACTGTTTTTGGTTAACTACTTGGTTAGAAACCGCATTACTTCGTGCCGTGTGGTATCCTACTACTGTAGCAACACAATCGAGATCAATTAAAGAAACAATTTTAGACTATCTGGAGAGAACAGGTGACCCTGCTACTATTAATTTTAAACTTCATGACTTTGGTGCTCGTGGCGTATCTAGCATGGAGAGTGCGGCAATTGGCGGAGCAAGCCACCTTGTTAACTTCATGGGTACTGATACTATGTCTGGTATCCTTTACGCTCGTGAGTTTTACAATGCTCCAATGGCTGGCTTTTCAATCCCTGCCGCAGAACACTCAACAATCACAAGCTGGGGCAGAGACGGAGAAGTCGATGCATACCGTAACATGCTTACTCAGTTCGCTAAACCCGGATCCATTGTGGCAATTGTCTCAGACAGCTATGATGTCTACAACGCAGTTGAAAGACTCTGGGGAGAAGAATTGCGTCAGCAAATAATCGACAGTGGTGCTACCGTTGTTATTCGTCCAGACTCAGGTGATCCATTAGAAGTTAATCAAAAGTTGATTAAGATTTTGGGCGAGAAGTTTGGTTACACTACAAACGCCAAAGGCTACAAAGTATTGAACAATGTACGCTTAATCCAAGGTGATGGTGTAAACGAATCAACAATCCGTACTATTCTTGGCAACTTTATGATACACGGCTGGTCAGCAGATAACATTGCGTTTGGTATGGGCGGTGCGTTGTTGCAGATTGTAGACCGCGATACCCAAAAGTTTGCAATGAAATGTTCGAGTGCTAAAATCAATGGTAAATGGGTTAAGGTACAAAAGGATCCGATTACTGATTCAGGTAAGAAGTCCAAGGCAGGTCGGGTAACCCTGTACCAAGCTAAAGATGGAACATTCAGTTCAGGTGTCGAGGATTGGCCTGCTAGTGCTCTAGTAGAAGTATTCCGTGATGGTAAGTTGGTTACAGAATATACTTTCGATCAAGTCCGGGCTAACAGTAACAAATAAACAACATGGCGCTTTAACTGGGTTAGAGATTTTTACTTTTAAAATCAACGACTTACAGCACTTAAAACGTGCTGTATTTCGGTTGTCCATTAATTACCAAAATGCTATAATGTTTGTATAGTGATTAATAAGGAGCCGACAATGGAAGTTCAAGTTAAAGACATTATTCGTGCATATGACTTCAAACCAATGGTTAACAGAGAAGATTGCTTTGTTGAAGGTGAAGTAATAGAGCAGAATGCTGTGGCCGAATGCCGTTACAATGCTTATAAAATCCGTGTTACTCGAGATGTATTTGATGGCAAAGAGTTTACAGAACGTCGTAATGGTTGCCGTGTTGGTGAAATTGTGTTTATTCCTTGGAGAGTTAGTTTTATGGAATACCAAGGTCGTGTAATGAACTTGTCAAGATAAGGAGATTGTATAATGTATAATGCTAATGCTTGCAAAGAATATGTTCGTAATTTACCTACCGCAGACCTGATGCATTTTGCAGAGATTTATAACAAGAATAAGTCAACAGGTGGCGAAGTAGGTATTGCCAGAGACATCATTAATGCCGAAGTTGAGCGTCGTATCAATCAATGGGAGACCGCAGAGTAATGGAAGATTATTCAGGTAACATTTTCTTGTTAAGCTGGGATATGCTAGGTATCGATTCTGTAGTCAACATCACAGAAATTGATAAAAAAGCAACCTGGGCTATGTTGCAAGATGAAAACTGCCGTGGACCAAATCTAAATGTTATGGTAAATGCTGTTTTGCTCCGTGCCCGTTTAAACAGTCAGCGTCATTATGAAGTGTATACTGTTACAATGAGTGAAGATATTACCGAGCAAGATGTACGTGAGATGTTTGAAGCAAACCCACAGGGAATGGCAGATTTAATCCGTGAGCGTGGGCATAAGATGTATTCTGCCCGTTTAGCACCAAATGAAGTAAAGATTTTTTAGTTGTTGCAAAAATACAACAGACAGTTAATTCTCAATATTGTATAATAGTTGTATAGTAAGAAATTAGTTAAATCCCGTAGTAAAATTTTATATAGGAGTCGTAAATGAGCGTTAGTGAAAATCGTACAGTTACCCCAAGTGAAACCCGTAGCCGTTTGTTACGTGCTTTCAAAGTAAAACGTCCAGTTTTCTTGTGGGGTCCTCCAGGTGTAGGTAAATCAGAATTGGTAGCAGACTTAACTACAGAGTTAGGTGGCTTGTGCATCGACTTACGTCTAGGTCAAATGGAACCGACAGATTTACGTGGTATTCCGTTTTATAACAAAGAGTCTGGTAAAATGGAATGGGCTCAACCAGTTGAATTGCCAACTGAAGAAATGGCCGCAGAGTATCCTGTTGTAACTTTGTTCTTAGATGAGATGAACGTTGCGGCACCTGCTGTTCAAGCGGCTGCGTATCAATTGATTCTTAACCGTAGACTTGGTACTTATTACCTGCCAACGAACGTTGTAATTGTTGCGGCTGGTAACCGTGAGTCGGACAAAGGTGTAAGTTTCCGTATGCCAATGCCTTTAGCAAATCGTTTCGTACACTTAGAAGTACGTGCAGACTACGATTCTTGGAACGAATGGGCTGTTAAGCATCGTGTACATAAAGACGTTGTAGGTTACATCGGCTTCGCTAAACAAGACTTGATGGATTTTAACCCACGCTCTAGTTCACGTGCATTTGCTACTCCACGTTCATGGAGCTTCGTATCAGAGTTCTTGTATGACGAAGATGCTACAGATGCAGAGTTGTCAGATTTGATCGCCGGTACTGTAGGTGATGGTTTGGGTGTTAAGTTTATGGCACACCGCAAGGTAGCTGGACAAATGCCTAACCCAAGTGAGATTTTGCTTGGTAAAGTAAAAGAGTTGAAGGTTAAAGAAGTATCAGCAATGTACTCGCTGACTGTTAGTATGTGCTATGAATTGCAAGATAACTATGCCAAACTTGGTAAAGAAAAGATCGGCGAATGGCATGCTCAAGCAGATAACTTCTTCCGCTTTATGATGGATAACTTTACTACTGAGTTGGTTGTTATGGGTGCCCGTGTAGCTTTGACAACCTATAATCTTCCACTAGTACCAGGTAAGTTGAAGAACTTTGATGAATTTCATAAAAGGTATGGTAAGTATATCATTGCCGCAGGTGGCAAGTAAGATTCACTAGCATCATAGTAGTATCGCAAAAGGGACTTAGGTCCCTTTTGTTTTGGCCTTTAGTGCGTCAGAAATCTTTTTCTTAGTTTCCTCAGACATAGTATATGTTTTGCCTTTCATTGGAGATACTCTTCCCTTTAAGGTTGCAGATCTCTTTGCGTTTGCTTCTGCTGTTTGTGGCTTACCGGGTTTGCCTTTCTTTGGTGAAGGTCTTCCCTTCATTGTAATAGACTTTTGTAGCTTTTGTTCCTCGCTCATCGGTTTGCCTTTATTATGAGCCGGCTGTCCTTGTCTTTTAGCAGATACCTTAGCCATTGATGGATTATTGTCTTTAGTCAATCCACGATTCCACGCAGGTTTTCCCCTTGGTATATGTAATCCTTTGTTCCACGGTGCTTGTCCAACTGTGCTAAACTTACCATCGCTGTTGTGTTGATTATAGCTCATAGGATCGTTTTTAGCATCTAACAATACCAAGTAACGTGTTTCAAGTTCTAACATATCTTTTGGTTCACCAATGGCAAGTATTTCTCTTTGCCATTCCCCACGGTTTTCTGTGATCATGGGTTTAATGGTTTTGCTCGAACAGATATAACCATCGTCGGGATTACACCCCGTTTTGGTTCTGCTACCAATATACCAACGGCCTGTAGGAACGTGTGTCCAACGATATACAAATGCTTTAGTCATAATAATTATCCTCTATACTTATTTAGCGTTGCACTTACTACTTACAACTATATTATTTTGATTATACACTAAAGCTCAACTATATACTAGTATGTTCAACCCACTCACCCCAGATCTTACTAAATTCACCGACCAAGAACTTGCGGATAAAATAGAGGAACTTTGGCGTCGTGCCGCCGGTATGCGCGGCTATTATGCTGTCCATCAACAGTTACAGACGCTTATATACCAATATACCCAAGAACTTGACCGTCGTCGAAATGCCCCCAGTGATAAATAATAGTATGAAATCACATGAATTTATCAAACTAAAAGAATCCAAGAAGTCTGGCGTAGCCGACGGCGAACTAACACCAATGCAAAAACTAAAAAAGCAGGTAGTGCAGTGGCCAGCCAAAGTTCCGCGTGGTTACGAACTGACTGCACACGGCCGACTAGTAAAGAAATCTAAAACAGAAAAACCAAATGATGGTGTTGGCGGACAAGGTATGGCAGAAGGCGATGACTTAGGTAACTTAGATGCTGTAGTCTTTTCTCGCATTGATAGTGAGAAGAAGCGTTTAGCAGATTTAAAGAAGAATAATCCAGAAGCTTATGCTCGTGAAATGGCAAAAGA